AATAACATTATACTTTAAACCTAAGCATTAAACTCTTTCTTACACCTTGTGTAATCACAGGTGCTTGATGCCAACTGTCTTTAGAGTTCACAGTACAGAACATACTGTTAGGTTGGAAAGGTACACTTCTACTATGTTCAAACTTATCTAGTTTATCATGTCTTGCTTGGTGTGGATACTTAGTACCTTCGTCCTGATTAGCATCTTCTTCTATATTGTCTCCAACATATCTATATAACTTTGTGCCTAGATTGATTTGACTTTCATCATTTGGCAAATATATTTGACAACTAATAGTTAAGTCTGTATCGTAGAATGCATCTGTGTGTATGTCTGTTATAGTAAATTGCTCCGAGTCTTCCCAGAACGTAGCAGTACAACCAACTTGTTCGTCTGTTACTTTACCTAGTCTAAATTTCTTACATAGCTCTTGGAATAGTTTATTGCTTTCTTCTTCCCATATCCATGCATCATTGTTATCTATAATTCTGTATTCTTTTCTACCATGCAAGTCAGACATCTCTAAATCATTGTGTGCATTTAGTTCTGTGATACTTCTGTATGCATCATATGATATAACTTCTCTTATAAACAAATGTCTGAACGGAACTTCCTGTAGTTCAGATTGTTTAACTGAGTCTGTTATAGATTCAAACTGTTTTATAATATCCGTAAACATGATTCCTCGTCATAGGTTTATCTAATATTGGACTAGAGTGCCAACTGTATTTACTTCTAGGCATAACATAACATAGATTATGTTGGAAAGGCAATTGTTTTATTAGTGTACAATCCTCTCTAACCAAACTTACTTCCATGTCTGCCTCACAGTTTGGACTCCAAAATTGTGTGCCGTATTGTGTAATAGAATTGTCCTGTGGCATGTATAAGCCAAATGTTACGTCAAACTCTTTGTAATCTACATGCACATCATTTACTGTAAACTTTTCTGTGTCTTGCCAGAGCCAGCAGTCTGCTTTATATTCTTCTTGTAAACCAAACTTATCTGCTATTGCACATTTAATATATTCATCGTCAAATATCTTTTGGAATAGTGTAGCAAATACAGTATTACAAAACATATCCTTTTGATATCTACCTTCAACATCTATTGTGTCCATCTCTGTGGGCCAATGATCTATGCATCTAGTGTAAAGAACTGGATGTATAAAGTTTTGCATTACAATCATGCCGTTGGTTTTGTTTATTTCTGAGTCTACTATTGCTTGTAAACTCCATTCGGTGTATTCGGATAGTGTGAAATCATCTATACTTTCTACCATACCGCCTTCAATAAGTATTGGTAGTCTTGGGTACCATGGTTCCATATCTATTTGACCGTGTGAACAACTATTCATTAGTCCACATTGTTTACATTTAAGTCTGGGAAAGTCTGGATTATATTCCGAAGGGTGAAACGGAATGCCGTCTAAGTCTCTAGCCATGCTATATTTCTATAGAGGCTTCGAAAGTAAAGTTCTCCAAGTCTGGAAACGTTAGTGCTAGTTCATCTGATATAGCATTACCTTCGATTTCATCTATTTCTTCATCTAGCACAATCTCGTGAATAAAAATAGTGCCGGTTTCATCTTCATCTGTATAAATTACTACATCAATTGCAACTTTCTTTGCATCGTCTGTAATACCTTTAACAATTTTACTCGCACAAACACTTTGAACAATATCAAAATACTCTATGATATCATCCTCCTCGATTTCTTCTCTTGTGTTCCATCGAACAAAATTCTTTACAAATGCCATAATTTATTATCCACCGTCTTTTTTACTTGTTCCTGCATACAGTCCGAACCATGCCGCACCTGCTCCTACTATAATACTTATCAATCCTGATTGCTCTAGGCTAGGACTTTCTAGTTCCATAAACCACATTACTGAGTAATACAACAAAAATATGTATACACTTAGGAATGCTCTTGGGAAAATTCTCCAGGCATCTATTGCCTTTGCTAAGTCAATCCATGGTTGATATTTATTTTTACTACTATCAACAAGAGTTGTGTCTACTTCTAGTTCTATTTGTACTATTTTCTTTTCTACATCTGTCATCTTGCTATCTCCTGTGTATATAGTGTATTTATCTTTTTTATTGACTTATTCAGGATTTGAATATATAATACTTAAACTAACATAAATATATTTTACACAGCAATACACAGAGGGCAACATGGCATTTAACAAAACATTCAACACAGAAGAAGTCGGAAGACTTAAAAGACTCATTCAAGAAGGCGACCAAGTATTATACGAGGTAGACGCATTACAAACAGGACTTAGAGAAACCGTCAAAGCAATAGCAGAAGAGATGGAAATTAAGCCTGCAATCCTAAACAAAGCAATTAAGGTAGCTCACAAGGCAAACTTTGGAGAAGAATCAGATAAATTCGACGAGCTAGAAACAATTTTAGCGGCAGTCGGCAAAGATCAACTTTAGTTCACACGTTTAGGAGAAGTAATTAGTGAGTTATGTAGACGCATTCCACGACAGGACTAAAGACATTATACATGTATCCGAACGGATAAATGGTAAACGTGTATTAGTTCAGCACAAACCAGAATACAATTTCTATTATGCAGACCCTAAGGGTAGATCCAGAAGTGTGTATGGTGATCCTGTATCAGAAGTAGTTTGTAGAAACAACAAAGACTTCAAAAAGAACGTAGCAATTAACAGAGCAAGTGGACAGTTATATGAAACTGACATTAAGCCTGTAAACAAAACGTTAGCAAAACATTACCTAGGTGTAGACCAACCTAAACTGCATACAGCATTTTTTGATATTGAGGTAGACTTTGATCCTATTAGAGGATTTAGTTCACCTGAAGATGCATTCATGCCTATTACTGCTATTGGTGTTTATTTAGATTGGATGGATGCTATGGTATGTTTGGCAGTACCACCTAAGACATTAAGTTGGGAACAAGCACAAGAGATTGCAAAGCCATTACCAGAAGTCATGTTGTTCAGAGATGAAGCACAGATGATTAAAACATTCCTACAACTAATAGATGATGCAGACATACTTAGTGGCTGGAACAGTGAAGGTTATGATATTCCTTATACAGTTAATAGAACTATAAAAGTCTTAGGTAAAGCAGAGACTAGAAAGTTTTGTCTGTTTGACCAATTCCCTAAAGAACGAACTTATGATAACTTTGGTAGTGAAAGACAGAGTTATGACTTGATAGGTAGAGTGCATTTAGATTACATGCAACTGTATAGAAAGTTCAACTATGAAGAACGACACAGTTATAGGTTAGACTTTATTGGTGAGATGGAGTTAGGTGAAAAGAAAGTAGCCTATGAAGGAAGTCTAGATAGATTATATAATCATGACTTCCACAAGTTTTTAGAATATAACATACAAGATGTTATGTTGATTGCTAACATGGATACGAAGTTACAGTTCATTGACCTTGCTAATACTATTGCACATGACAATACTGTATTACTATTTACTACAATGGGTGCTGTAGCAACTACTGAACAAGCAATCATTAACGAAGCACATAGACGTGGCATGTGTGTTCCAGATAGAAAACGTAGTAAGCCTGACCCAACTAGTACAGCGGCGGCTGGTGCCTTTGTGGCAACTCCTAAGAAAGGATTCCATGAATGGATAGGCTCAATGGATATTAACTCCCTATACCCTAGTGTGTTCCGTGCATTAAATATGGCACAGGAAACTATTGTAGGACAGTTAAGGCAAGACTACACAGAAGAAGAACTAACAAACAAAATTAAGTTAGAGAAGATGTCCTTTGCAGATGCTTGGTTAGGTAAGTTTGGTACTAACGAATATGAAATGGTAATGGACAAAGATGTTAACCATGTAATGAAGTTAGATATGGAAGATGGTTCCGAACTAGATGTTACTGGAGCAGATGTTTATAACTTGATATTCAACAGCGGACAACCTTGGTGCATTAGTAGTAACGGCACAATATTTAAAACAGATGTAGCAGGAGTTATTCCAGGCTTACTTGAACGTTGGTATAAGGAACGACAAGAGTTGCAGGCTAAGAAGAAAGCCGCCACAACTCCAGAAGATATAGCATTTTGGGATAAGAGACAGTTAGTTAAAAAGATTAACCTGAACAGTTTATATGGTGCGGTATTGAATCCAGGCTGTAGGTTCTTCGATAAACGAATTGGTCAAAGTACAACTTTGACGGGTAGGCGAATCACTCGCCACATGGGAGCAAAAGTGAATGAGTTGCTCACAGGAAGTTACGATCATACAGGTGAATGCATGATTTATGGCGATACAGACTCTGTGTATTTCACAGCCACACCGGCTATGCCAGATGATATGTCCTTAGATATGGACGGAGCAATCAAACTGTATGACCGTATCAGTGACCAAGTTTCAGATACGTTCCCTGACTTTATGTACAAGGACTTTAATTGTCCAATGGCATTAGGTAGTATTATTAAAGCAGGTAGAGAAGTAGTTGGTAAGTCAGGATTGTTTATTACTAAGAAAAGATATGCTATCAAATGTTTAGACATAGAAGGATATCAACCAGAGGGTGGTAAACTAAAAATAATGGGAATGGATATCAAACGTAGTGATACTCCAGAGTTTGTACAAGACTTCCTAGAAGAAATACTAGACTCTACATTGGAAGGTGAAGGTGAAGAACAAGTTATACAAATGATTAAAGACTTTAAAGCAGACTTCAAGTCATTAGATCCTTGGAAGAAAGGTATGCCTAAACGTGTTAATAACTTGACCAAGTACACTAACAAGCTCAACAATCAAATTAAAGGTCCTGGGCCAAGCATAACATTACATAAGTTAGATGCATTGAAAGGTGAGAAAGAAAATAAAATGATTCCAGGACATGTTAGAGCAAGTATTAATTACAACAACATGAAGTTTGCTAACAGCGACAACTATAGTTTAAGTATAATGGATGGTGCAAAAGTTGTAGTGTGTAGATTAAAGAACAATGCTATGAACTATGCCAGTATCGCTTATCCTACAGATGAGTTAAAGATACCACAATGGTTTAAAGACTTACCGTTTGATGAGGATGCCATGGAAGCCGCAGTATTAGATAAGAAAATAGGAAACGTATTAGGAGTTATGAATTGGGATCTGAATAGAGCCAACAATGCAGAAACTTTAGATGCGTTCTTTGAATTTTGATGACATATGATAAGAAACAAGCATTCAAGGAGTCTACAATCGATACAGGATTAGCTCTACTGATTAACTTTCCACTGAACATATTGCTACTGAACATAGCATATTGGGGAGAACTAACAATATTTGAGACTTCGGTCTTTTTAACAATAGTATTTACAACCTTTGCTATTGTTAGAAAAACTTATACAAGGTTGTATTTTGATAAAAGAAATCAAAGAAAAACGGTAAAAAATACTTGACTTATCTAAATAACAAGTGTATAATACTTAAAAGAATATTCTATCGGAGAAATTATGAATAATTATATTAAAGATACTATGAAAGATGTTATTCGTCATACACATGACTTAGGCATTTATGAAATGGTAAAGATTAAAGGCACAGCAGAGACAACTGAGATTGAGACTGTTGATGCTGACAAAACAGTTATCCTTAAAGGTATCATGAACAATCCTGTTCCAGACTTTATTGATTCAACTGTTGGGTTATCAAGAATGGGTGTACTAAAAGGTTACTTGCAGTATCCAGACTTTGATGATGATGCGGCAACTGTTAATGTACAGACACAAGACAGGAATGGTGAAATAGTTCCTACTGAAGTAGAGTTTGTTAGTGCAACTGGTACAGATGCACATTATAGATTCATGTTAGCAGATGTTATTAACCAACAACTTAAAGATATTAAGTTTAAAGGTGCTGAGTTTGATGTAAACATTATTCCTACACAGAAAATGATGAAGGACTTGACATACTTTAATACAGTACTTGCGGCATATGAAGCCAACTTTAGTCCTAAGACAGACAACGGTGCTTTATACTTCCATGTTGGAGATGGCGGCAGTGACAGAACAAAGATCCTAATTGACAATAATGTTGAAGGTGAGATTACTACAGATTGGAAATGGCCTTTAGATGTTGTGTTAAAGATTCTGAGACTTGGAGACAATTCAACGTTGGTTATGAGCTTCAACAATCAAGGCTTACTACAAATTAAAGTAGATAGTGGTATGGGAATTTATACTTACTTACTTCCTGCGAGGTCCTAATGAGAGATTTATCCTCAAAACACAGCGATTATGCTACATTCCTGCCAGCGATAAGTGGCTTCTTTACAGAGCTATTAGGTAGATGTAATAGTGTAGAAGGATATATTCCAGAAGTAGACGGAAGAAGCAGAGTTCCTAAAGGTTTTGAACATGGCATGGAAGGTATGAACTTTTTAGATAAAGAGAAAGGTTACTACTATTACAACAAAGCACTTTATAGTGCCGGTCATGCTTACTTAGACTTAGATAAGTCTGCTGTAATGGAACACATTATACAAGGTAGAGATAGAACTAATACAACTATTGTTGGAGACTCAGGTGGTTTCCAAATTGGTAAAGGTGTTATTAAGTTTGACTGGGAAAACTTCTTTGAGAAACCAGGCGATGCGAATTACAAGGGCGATGCCGATAGAGTCCGAGCAAAGATACTAGCATGGTTAGAAGGAACAGCAGATTGGAGTATGACATTTGATGTACCAAGTTGGGCATGTAAGCCTGGCTTTAGAGAAAAGACAGGACTAAACAACTTTGATGAGTGTTTAAAGTGTACTACATATAACTTAGATTGGTTTAAAGATAATCGTATAGGCAATACAAAGTTCCTAAATGTATTACAAGGAACGTATTGGGACGATGCAGAAGAATGGTATCAAACAGTTAAGCCTTACTCCCAAGGTCCAGATGGATTAGAAGGTTGGGGCATGGGTGGTAACAACATTCGTGATATGCATATGGTACTCAAACGTATTATGATTATGCGAGACGATGGCTTACTACATGACAAGGACTGGATTCACTTCTTGGGTACTAGTAAACTTGAATGGGGTGTAATGCTCACAAGCATACAAAGACAAATAAGAGAACACATCAATCCAAATATCACAGTTAGTTTTGATTGTGCTAGTCCATACATTAGTAGTGCAAACGGATTAGTGTATACTAGAAACAAGATTACATCAGGACAAATGAGTTACATTATGGAGAAGTGTTTTGATAACAAAGCATTCAGTCACTTTAGTCCAGGCAACATATCTGAAAATCCTTTCCCTTGGGAGAGTGAGATTGGTAGTAGACTTACAACTGGTGATGTTAATTGGTATGCTCCTGGTATGTTGAACAAGATACACAAGGAAGGCAAGACTTCATGGGATAGTTTCACATACGGCTTACTGATGTCTCACAATGTATACATGCATATTAGAGCAGTACAAGAAGCAAACAGCCTAGCAACAATGGAATGTGAGAACTATCAATTAGATTGGAGAAACTGGCAGAAGAAAGGTAAGAAACTTAATCAAGAAAGTTTATACACGCCTAGGAATATGTTAATGTTTGATACATTTGTTAAAGAACTATTCACAAGTTCCGACCCTTATAAATTATTAGAAGATGCCAGACCATTCTTAGATGATGTTAGTAATAACAAACACAAGGATCACGATAGTGCATTTAAAAATAGTACGGCTAGTATGTTCTTTGATGAGGAAGTTGAGCAACAGGTTGAAGAGGAGTTTGGTGCAATCCAAGAGAAGGCACTTGATAATTTAATTGAGGAACTGTAATGAAAATGACTAGGGACGAGTTTAGAACATTCACACAAGGATTGGAACTATTAGAGCAGGAAGGTGCAGTACCTCCCTTTGTAGTAGAACATGATAGTGAGGAAGATACATTCGAAGTTAAGTTGATAAGTGATAATGAACCGAGATTTTAAAAGAGAAGAACTAGAATATGAATTACGACACGAAGACAAGATGTGGTTCCATGTTTGCAAAGACGCTGGACCAACTCATACTGCAAAGGGTGAGCCTTGTAACTGGTGTAACTTTAAAGAACCCATACAAAGGGATTGGACAACTATAAGATGAAAGCAATACTAGTAGGTACAGGAGGAATAGGTAAGAACGTTTACCTACCACAACTACAAGCCCAAGGGTTTGATGTAACTACATGCGACTTGTATGACGCTACAGCGGACTACAATAACCCTACAGATATTAAAGGTAAGTTTGAAGTTGGAGTAATTTGTACTCCTAACTTCTCACATGAACTAATAGCAAATCAACTTGCTGATAAATGTAAAGTAGTGTTAGTAGAGAAGCCTGGATTACCTAGTGCTGATATGTGGAATGCATTATGCGATGAGAATCCAAAGACTAAGTTTGTTATGTGCAAGAACAATATGTACAGGAATAACTTAGGAGCAATACAAAAGTGGAAAGACTCAGAAGAGAAGCCATTGCGTATTGAGATCAACTGGTTAAACAAAAACAGAGTACCCAACCCAGGTGGATGGAGTACTAATAGAAAGACTGCATGGGGAGGAGTTGCATTAGACTTATTCCCACACTTATACACACAACTAATAAACATAACTCCATTAGATAGTTTAGAACGTAATGGTCACAGTATGGCACAACAATGGCAACTATCAGACTTAATGGATGGCGGCAGTGACTATGGTGAGATTAAGTCAGATGGTGTGTATAATGTTTGCGACTTTGCAGAAGAGAGTTGGGTAATGAATAGTGTTACTCCAATTACACTTAGAGCAAGTTGGAAAGCAGGATACGATGACCAAAGTATTAAAGTTATTACAGCAGATAGCGAATACATTTGGCACTTTGGATTATGTCCAGACTATGCTTATGGTGAGATGATTCATAAAGCAATGACAGAAGATTACAATATGCATAGATACTTTGATACATGGATTCACAAGCAGTTGGAGGCATATCATGAAGGTTAAATTATTACATACAACAGGTAATCAAGACATATTAGAAACTATATGGGATAAGCCTGAGCCTGCTAAAGATGAAGTAGAAGTTAAATCAGTACTGACTGGAGTATGTAGTAGTGACGTTGCTATGTACAATGGAGACTTTCCTACACTACCACAAGAGATACAAGGGCATGAAGGGTTAGGTTTAGTTACTAAGGTTGGTAGTTTGGTTAATGCAAACATGGGTATAAAAGTAGGCGACATGGTTGCTACAAGAGGCGAGCCAGGCTTTGCAGATTACTACAATGCCAAACAAGGAACATTTGTTAAAGTACCAAACAAAGCAGACCCTAAGTGGATATTAGAACCAGTTGCATGTGGCATTAATGTTGCTAATGCAGTTTACAATGCAGACAATCAAGATAAGAATCAAAGCATAGCAATTATAGGCACAGGCTTTCTTGCAAGAGTTACACACTATGCATTAAAACGTAATGGGTATACAAACTTTACAGTATATGGCAAAGCATATCCTGAGTATTGGGACAACGAAGACGTTACTCAGATGAAGCACTCAGGCTTTCATTTAGAGATGCCAGCAGGAAAAGGTACAGAAGGCTTTGATGCATTTATAGATTATAGCAGTAAGCCACAATACATGACAGGCAACTATGTAAATGAGAACGGCATCTATGTATGTGCGGCAGAAAAGAAAGTAGACAATATAGACTTCAGTAGGTACCTTTGGAAGAACATTACAATTAAATTTCCTAGTCCAAGAGACAAAACATTTATAGAGTCAATGAGATATGCTAGGGAATGTATTAAGAGTGGCAGTTTAAATGTTTCTGATATGTGGTGTAAAGCATACAATAGAGATAATGCCAAGACAGCATTTGAGAACAAACTAAACGGCACAGACAAGGGCAGGAGTTATTTAATATGGATGAGTTAATTACAATAGATTTTATTTTATTTGCAATCGGAGTATCAATTATGATATTCATGATTTTGTATGTATTAGTAAAAGAACTTCCTGCAGGAACAAAAGGTATTACAGATGAGTATACAAGCAAGTCAGGTGTTAAACGAACAGCAAAGAAAGAACGTGAGGATCATATAGTATGAAAGTAGAAAATAGAGAAAATTTTGGAGATAATCCTAATTATTTTATAGGTGTAGAAGTAGAACGCAGTCCGCTGTTTGGTATGAATACATTGTTTGTAGTAGGAAAACAGAATCCTAAAGAGATACTACAACGTATGTTAGACAACGGCATCGAGCATGTTTACTTAGGATGTGGTTACACATTTAATCCAGAGACTCCACAAGATTGGCAAGCCTGGGACTACATAGTACATGAACTTATTAAAGCAGATGTTTGGGTTACACTAGACTTCAATGCAAAATACTGTGAACAAGTATTAGAGTCAGGGTATGATGAGTACAACAAGTTCGTAGCAATGATAAGTGTACCTATGCCATATGTTAATCAGTTTAATTATAATGCTACATTGAAGATAGATGATAAGGCATTCAAAGGTCCCAATGGTGGAGTTTGGTGTCATAGTATACACAATTTAAGAAACAGGACCAGCTATACTGATTGGTCCGCATACGTTGGAGATAAAGTCATTGACTAATTACCAAAAAGAATGGTTGACATTGGTAACGAATTAGTGTAATATATACAAACATGAAGATAAAAATAGATATAGAGATTGATACTAAAGAAGATATGAACGAGATAGAATCAGTCATAGAAGTAATTACAGAGTTTAGAGATAAGCTCATAGAGATGCAGGAGTATGATGATTAATACATTAATAGGAATACTACTAGTTATAGGCTCAGCCATGTTTGCATTCATGACGAATCATATCATTGCAGAGCGTAAAGCGAACAAGACATTACCTCTACCTTGGGAGAAGGGCAGAAATCCTGACCTAGGTAAAGGCAAATTCGATAAGCAAAGAGTTGTTTATCGAGACGGAGATAACACTTGATTATTCAAGTAACACAGATTTTGAAGGAATTACCCTTTGGAAGTAACGAAGGAAATACCCTTCATAATATAGGAAGATAGAATGGCAACAGGAACAGTAAAATGGTTTAATACATCTAAAGGTTTTGGATTTATTACACCCGACGAAGGCGGAAAGGATGTGTTTGCACACTTTTCAGCAATTAAAACAGATGGATATGCATCACTTGAAGAAAATCAACAAGTGACGTTTGATATCGAAGAAGGCCCGAAAGGACCACAAGCAACTAATATTGTTTAAGGACATAAAATGAGAAGTATTTGGGTTACATTTAGTAAGGAAGGCATACATAAGTATCCAGCGGCATTGGACGATCCAATGTTAGCAACGGGTGATGAGTATGACGTTAGTTTCTTAGGATATGCACACCGACATATATTTCATTTTAAAGTATGGATAGAAGTGTTTCACGATGATCGTGACATTGAATTCATACAGTTTAAAAGATGGTTGGAGAAACTTTATAATGAAGCAACTCTCCAACTAAATTTTAAAAGTTGTGAAATGATTGCAGAGGATTTATATCTTGCAATCGCAAAACGATACCCTGGCAGATTTGTCAAGATATCAGTAGCCGAAGATAATGAAAACGGTTGCGAAATTGACTATCCAGTTCATAGTAGACCTATTAACAGATTCCAAGAAGGAAATGTTGATGTATCTACGAACGAAGGATGTTAAAACAAACTTTATATAAAGGAGAAAGTTATGAGTAGTGAAACACATTTACAAATAAAAGCACAGATGGAAGCCTATCTAGAAGAAAGTGCTAAGTTCGAAGACAATGGCGTGAAAGCGGCGGCGACTAGAGCAAGAAAGGCATTAGGCGAACTAGGTAAACTAGCTAAGTCTAGACGTGCAGAAATCCAAGACAAAAAGAACGCAATGTAATTATGAAAGTATTTTTAGTTGAATTAGAACCAGTAGAGACAAGATATACAGCTCAGTGGAAGAAGTATTTGCCTGAGCAAATGCAACTTGCTGGACTGGAAGTCGAAGTTATTGAAGGTCCTAGTGATGCTCCAACGGACACAACCCCCGGAGCATTCTTAAACTTTAGTGGTACAAACTACTGGAAGTCAGAGCAACTAAAAACTATCAGTATGTTGTTTGCAGAAGGTAAAGTTAGTGATGGCGATTACTTCCTTTATACAGACGCATGGAATCCTACTGTAATACAACTTAAATACATGGCAGAACTGTTAGGAGTTAAAATACAAGTTGGCGGCTTATGGCATGCCGGCTCGTATGATCCTGCAGATTTTCTTGGTCGATTGATTGGAGATGCTCCTTGGGTAAGACATGCTGAACGCAGTATGTTTGAAGTCTTTGACAACAACTTCTTTGCTACTGACTTTCATATAGACATGTTCTGTAGAGAGTTTGGGTATGAGAAGTTTGAGTTATTGAATTCAGGCAAAGCGGCTATAGTAGGTTGGCCCATGGAGTATCTACAACATGAATTAAAAGAATATGATAGTGCATTCAAAGAGAACATTATCTTATTCCCACACAGATTGGCTCCTGAGAAACAATTAGATATATTCAAAGACTTGGCTGAGACAATGCCGGAGTATGAATGGATTGTATGTCAGGAACAAACACTAACAAAGGATGAATACCATTCATTGTTAGGTAGAGCAAAGATTGTCTTTAGTGCAAACACACAAGAAACACTAGGCATTAGTTGTTATGAAGGAGCATTGGTAGGTGCTAATCCAATGGTTCCAGACAGACTAAGTTATTCAGAGATGTTTACTGGAGAGTTTTTATATCCAAGTGAATGGACAGAAGACTTTGAAAGTTATAAGATGAATAAAGATTTAGTAATAGCACACATTAAAAAAGTGTTAGGAGAGAACGACAAAGGTAAGATTGACTTACAAGCGGCAAGCCTAACACACAACTTCTTTAGTGGCAAAGCACTTTATGAAGTAATCCGAGGTAAGATAGATGGACAATAATATGGAAAAAGCAGTTGTAATAACTGGAGGTAGTGGCTTTATAGGCTCTAACGTATGTAAACTATTTGTAGAGAGTGGCTTTAATGTCATTAACATTGATAGGAAGAAACGTGAGATACCAGGTGTTACACAATATCCGTTTGAGATAGATAACAAACAAGTAAAAGGTATAATAGAACTAATTAAACCATATGCTGTTATTCATATTGCGGCAGATAATAGTGTACCTAAGAGTGTACTTGATCCTATGCCTACTTACACAGACAATGTATACCAAACTATTAGTTTGCTGAATACTTGCGTTGGTGCTAAGGTACCTAACTTTATATATGCTAGTAGTTCTAGTGTGTATGGTACAAGTATAAATGAAGATGGTTCTTTCAAAGAAACAGATCCTTGTGGACCTGTTAATCCTTACGGTAGAACAAAACAAATGGCAGAGAATATTATTAAAGACTATGCTGAAGTGTATGGCTTTAACTATGCTAACCTTAGACTATTTAATGTAGCAGGTAGTAACAATGGCAAGTATGGATATCAGAAAGATCCGTTAGTCCATGTACTGCCAATTCTTACCCAAGCAGGTTTAAATGGAGACGAGTTTGTAATCAATGGCGATGATTATAACACACCAGACGGAACTTGCGTTAGAGATTATACTCATGTTAACGATGTAGCAAGAGCATTTCTAAGCACGGCTTACTATATGTTTGACCAACATGAAAACATTACAGTAAACATTGGTAATAGTAATCCAATTAGTATGAAAGAACTAATAGGTGCAGTAGGCGATGAAATAGGCACTCCAATTGAAACCTCAATGGGTACTAGTAGAGCCGGAGACATGATACAGACTCATGCAGATATAACACTAGCACAAGATTTATTAGGGTGGGAGCCAACCAACTCTATACATCAAATTATACTTGATGAAATTAAATGGCAAAAGACTAAAATCAAGAAGAGGTAGTTATGAACGATAGATGGGGAAGAGCCTTTATATGGATAGGCTTAATCTTATTTGCTGTTTTGATTGTAATTCCAGTTAATTAGTAGGAGAAATAAATGAGATATTACTTGACATTTGCCACAAAATCCGGTATAATAAACCTATGAGCAAAGTATATTACACATGGTCAGATGTTGATAAGATGATGTCTAACATCACACAACAAATGGCAGTTCAAAAATATAGCCCAGATGTTATATTAGGACCTGGTAGAGGTGGATATGCAATAGGTGTTATGCTCAGTCATTACTATGATGTTCCATTCCATGGATTTGAATGGCAAACAAGAGATGGCGAAGTCGAAGATTCTAGAACATTAGAACAACTTTTGTCTAAATACATAGGTAAGAATATTGTTATTATAGATGACATTAATGACACAGGTAAAACACTTACAGGTATTCATAGTGTTGCTTTAGGCATAGAACAAGATTCAAATGAGTCAATGTTTTTCTTGCAAGAAGGCTTAAAATATGTTACATTATTTGATAAGTTATCAAGTAGTTTTGGTGAAGTATCTATTACTGCCAAAGAACTTGATGAAGTAGAAGGACAACAATGGATAGTATTTCCTTATGAGGAGTGGTGGAAGTGATTCAATTAGAATTATTTGAGGATATAGATAGAGATTTTAACACAATGAAGAACAAAATTAAAGGTACAACTGAACGTAGCTCAAGAGTATTAGAAACTACTTGCTGGCAAGTTGAGATGTATGAGGATAATGTTCTCATTGAAACAAGAGAGTTACCAGGTAAAAGTATACATTATGCAAATGATTGTGCTGAAAATTGGAACAACGGAATTATAGAAAAAACAACCAAACATTACTTAGATGATTGGCCTGGAGGGATAGGATGAGTACAAGCGATATAATAAAAGCAAGAATTAAAAAAGCAGGAGCAAAGTTTTGGGCTGGTGATAACATCAGTGAGTTCCTACATGAAGGTGATAAGCAATTACTAGTAGATGAGTTGACTCCTAAGTTTGAAGCAGTACTAGATGGACTAGTAATTGACATTGAGAACGATCCTAACAGTAACCAGACTGGTAAACGTCTAGCAAAGATGTATATCAATGAACTAATGACTGGTAGGTATGATCCTATCCCTAATGCTACGGCATTCCCTAACCATGTAGAAGATGGTTACAAAGGTATGATTGTAATTAGAAGTGAGATTACAAGTATGTGTTCTCATCATCACCAAACAGTTAAAGGTGTAGCATACATAGGTGTTATTGCAAGTGATAAACTAATAGGTTTGTCTAAATATACTAGAATAGCACAATGGTGTGCAAGTAGAGGAACACTACAAGAAGAACTATGCAATGATATTGCTAGAGAGATTAAGAAAGCATGTGTAACTGACCATGTAGGAGTTTACATACAAGCCACACACGGTTGCGTAGAGAATAGAGGTGTACAAGCACACAGCAGTCTTACACAAACGACTGTATTAGAAGGCGCATTTAAAGAAGAGGCTAAAGTACAACAGGAGTTTATGGATAATATTAAACTTCAACAGCAATTTGCAAACGGTAAAGGTTAAATATGATAGAACGTAGACAATCAGGATTCGTAACAACAAATGGATTAGTTCCAGTAGATACTATATGTGCAAACATAGGTAAAGGTAAAACACTTGATGCCTTAACTAGAATATATCCTAAACTTACACACGAAGATGTCTATGAGGCTATTCACTTTTACTCGGACAATACTAATATCCCAATGGCGGATACAGATAAGATATTACAATTAGTAAACGTGGGCAAAGGTGCAGAAGATACTGTTATCGAAGTAACCAACCTACACCAAGTGGTATACATTAAACTAGTAGCAAAAGGACATTACTTTTATCCACAGGAAGGTAACTTTGCTAAACTAATGAATCAAGGATTAAGAATCTGTTGTTTAGATAATGTTATAACAGTAGAAGAAGAAAGAGAGTTTGATTCAGAATTACATGTATTAGTTAATGAGGCATTGCATAGAGCAGTACCAGATATACTTACAGACATTGATAGAACTAAGAAAGACTTAGACTATGATGAATACATACAAAGAAGAAATAATGATTGAAGTAAAGAAATTTGACAGTAAAGTTAAGAAGGAACCTAAGTTAAGGTACTCCGAAGCATTCTACTCCGTACAAGGAGAAGGACGTTGGGTAGGTGTGCCAAGTATATTCTTAAGGACTTTTGGTTGTAACTTTGAATGTGCAGGATTTGGACAGCCACGTGGAGACATCATAGCGAAGGAAAGTATGCCTTACCTAACTGATGAACGTGCAGACAAGAACCATCCCAATGCTTATAAAAGCATTGAAGATTTACCTGTTACCCCTATAGGGTGTGACAGTAGTGCCAGTTGGGCGGCGAAGTATAAACACTTACAGATGACAAAGTCAGTAAGTGAAGTGGTTAATCACATCACATCGCTTTTACCCAATGGCACATTCCAGGGCCGGCACGGCGAAGACATTCACTTGGTGATTACAGGTGGTGAACCGCTACTAGGGTGGCAACGTGTCTGGCCCGACCTTATTGATATATTACATTCTGACTATGGATTAGTTAATGTAACATTTGAAACTAATGGCAGTAAGCATTGTGAAGATAATATGACTGAATACTTTAACAATGAAGGCAGAGATGTACATGTTACTTGGAGTACATCACCTAAACTAACTATTAGTGCAGAGAAGTTAGAAGATACACTTATACCAGATGCATTAGTTAGTATGAACAAAGTAGAGAACAGTTTTTTATATAATAAATTTGTTGTTAGAGACAAGACTGACTTTGATGAAGTTGATATGTTTGTAGATGCATACAAGAAAGCAGGAGTTAAGATAGATTCTATTTACTGTATGCCAGAAGGTGCAACGTTTGAACAACAAGAGCTCACAGAGAAAGATGTTGCAGAAGCATGTATGCAGACAGGATACAAGTTTAGTCCTAGATTGCATATTAGTTTGTTTGGTAATGCGTGGGGTACTTAATGAATAGAGTTATTGTTTTGATATCATTATTACTACTAGCATTGTTTAGTTTCACAACGTACTGGCAGTATGCAAATTGTACAACGGAATTTACAGAGCATGGACATCCTATTACAATTTGTAAGCCAATGGAGTATAGAGATCGATGAAATATTATTGGAAGCTCTGGGCAATGAGTCTAGGAGAGAAAGCATCAGACGATTCAGTTACAGCAGACAGGGTAGCAATTATACGAAGTATAGTTGTATTAGTAAACTTTATAACATGTTTCTTTATTATAGCAGGAAACATAAGGCATTGGTAGTATGAGATATTGTAGCAGTTGCAACAAATTACTCATGCTAGATATAAAATATCACACAGCAGATGGAAGTCATGTGTTCTGTGATGCATACTGTTCACATGATTGGCACAGTAAACAAAAGACGGAGAAGAAAGATGGCGAATAAATTAATACCATTTGGAATGACCCCTAAGGGTTTGACTACAAAAGGTAAAGCAAGAGAGATTGCACAGGCAAAGTATGAACTTGATGGCATTGAGTTGAAGAAAGCATTGGCAATTATTGAGTGTAATACTGATGAAGAGAAGGCGAAAGCTGAAACTAAAGTAGAACTAGAAGAAGGTGTGATTACACCGAAAGAAGCAGAGAAACGTGATGCTATCATTGACAAAACTCCTTGGGTAGATGTTAAAAAGATGGATGTGAACGTTGATGATCCTAAACAAGGCTACATGGAACTAGATTGGAACGATGAGTTTGTTGTTATGTTACAGGGTAAAGGTTACATTGGTGAAACTGATGAAGCAGTAGTAAACAAATGGTTCAATGATATCTGTAGAACAGTTTTACTACAAGAGATAGAGGATCAAGACTACGGACTAGAAGTTCAGGAAGATGTCATTACAATTAATGACGAAGCAAAGTAATGGCAAACATTGATAACACAGTAGCAAAGGCAAAACTAGCCAAGTTCGTTAACGAACATATGGTACCTAGTATTGCAGAATTTGTACAATCGTTATCAGATGAAGAGATAGTAGACTTACTAGGCAGTTTCAAAGTAATGAATATTGACCTAATGAAAGACTTGACAGATGCGGCAAAAGAGCGTAAAATACAAAGTAATCAATGGACAGAAGATAGTCCGTTTGATGCTTTTATGGAAGGCGGCATAGCAGATAGGGAGAAGTCATAATGCAGAAAGTTCATATGAATGACATTGGTGGAGAAGTTATCAAGGATACTAGTGTTTATAAGTTAAAAGACAACCCATTTGGTAATAATTTAGTATTAAGTAGTACCTTTTTAAGAGAGAATCAAGAAACAAGTGGACATAGACATGAAGGACAGGAAGAAGTATACTTTTTTGTATCAGGCACAGGTGAGATGGAGATAGACCACAGACGGTTTAAAGTCGAGCCTAATGATGTTATTTGTATTAATGACGGAGAGTTCCATAAAGTTTATAACACAGGAAAGTTGGGACTGTATTTTGTATGTGTATTTGATGGAGCGAGGAACCACTAATGAATTATTTACTTGTTGATGGATTGAATATGTTTATGAGAGCCAAGCATGTTGGTGGCAGAGGTGCTGACATCGATACTAAGATTGGTATGGCTATGCACATTATGTTTAACAGCATTAACAAGTGCTGGAGAGAGTTTGATGGCAATCATATTGTATTATGTTTGGAAGGTCGTTCATGGCGTAAGGACTTTTACACTCCTTACAAAGCAAACCGTAGAGTAATAGCAGACAGTAGAAGTGTTAGAGAACAGGAAGATGATGAGCTATACTTTGAAGCATACGATAGTATGGTACAGTTCTTTGCTGAAAAGACTAATGTGTCTGTAGTAAGATGCGAAACAGCAGAGGCAGATGATATGATTGCTGTATGGATTCAACAACATCCAGATGATAATCATTACATAGTTAGCACAGACAGTGACTTCTATCAGCTACTAGCACCCAATGTAACGCAGTACAACGGCACAACGGATCAAGTAGTTACATTAGAAGGTTGGAAAGATTTAAAGAGTGGAAATGAAGTTATAGATAAGAAAACTAATGCACCTAAGACTCCAATTGTCCCTGCGTGGGTATTGTTTGAGAAGTGTGTTAGAGGCGATAGTTCAGACAATGTGTTTGCGGCATACCCTGGTGCTAGAGTAAAAGGTACTAAGAACAAAACAGGTATGAGAGAAGCCTTTGATGACAGAAACACAGGTGGCTATAACTACAATAACTTTATGCTACAACGTTGGGTCGACCATGAAGGAGACGAACATAGAGTTCGCACAGACTTTGAGCGTAACATGACATTAATAGACTTAACTAAGCAACCTGATGACGTTAAAGAGTTATGTGTACAACGTATGAACGAAGGCAAGAACAATGATCCTGTCTCTAACATAGGTATACACTTTATGAAGTTTTGTTCTAAGTGGAACTTACAACGTATGAGTGATAATGCTCAGACATATAGTGGAATGTTAAATGGACGAGCTGGATAAAGATATAGATAAGATGATGAAAGAAATTAAGAAGCCAACGAAACAACGTTGGATATTTGAGAGAGCCGGTGATAAGGTTTACAAAAGAGAATTTGGTGCTGAACCTAGCACTAGAGTTTTAATCAATCCTGAGGAGGTAAAGTAATGATTAAGTTCAAACAGCAAGTAAAGTTGCAAAAGATAAGTGAAGATGCATGGATCGTTAATGATAACGAGAAACGTGTAGGTATACTTCACAAAACAGTCCAAGACAAATACACATACTTGGACAAAACGGAAACGATACTATTCGAGAACAGAGATGAAGTTCAAGAAGCATTTAAGAATCAATTTGTATTTGATAATGAAGTAGAGTTAGACATTAATCAACCAGCAACATTCTATATCAAAGGGTATAGTGTAGACTATCCTAATCCTGTTCCAGTTGAAGTGGATCATGAGGATTACATGGAAGAGATTCCATTGTTTGCTAAAACAGAAAACAGTAATGTTTACTATGCGGCAGGTTGGTATGCTATTAATTTTGAGAAAGGTTGGAAGCACGGTAACTGTCCAAAACTTAATACACTTATAACATATGGTTATGAAGGTCCTTTCAAGACTAAGTTAGAATTGAAACTAAGACTAAAAGTATTAAACAAAATTAAACGTAAAGCATCTAAGTCATAGTAATGGACTCTCCGTTACAACAATTCATAGATAGGGTTAATGCTTTAACTAAAGAAACGAAACGTGGAGAGACTGTATTCGACTTACATTTCTTATACAAAGTAGTAAAAGAGATAGAGCAACAAGGCAACAATGAACCAGAGGAACAGATAGTAACAGGTGGAACTTTTAAGGAAAATGATTGACAAGGCATTGGGTGGTACTCCTCAGACCAATGGTATGAAACAATCTGCCGATGTAGAGTGGAGAGAAGACTGTGGCTACAATAAGTTCTTTGAACACGAACTAGTTTGGCAACAAGGATACTACGATGGCAAAGACGAAGACTGGAGCCAGATTGGCATACCCCATACCCTACTATCCGATATAAATACTAATGCAAAAGGAAAGTATGGATGGCATTTCAATGTTGTTCGTGATACTAAATATGCGATAATAACATTTGAAGATGAGGATGATGCATTATGGTTCCGTCTTACAAAAAATAAGGAATAATATGATAGTAGAAATTTACAGTAAACCACAATGCCCATACTGTGATATGGCAAAGAACTTAGCAACACAAAAAGAATACGATTTAACAGTTAAAATGTTGGACGAAGACTTTGACAGAGAAGCACTAATGGAAACATTTCCAGGTGCAAGAACTTTCCCACAGATTATAGTTGATGGCGAAAAGATTGGCGGCTACCAAGAGTTTAAAACATTAGTAATGCGTGAAGGCTTAGGTAAGTAATGAGAGAATTAGGTTTAGTATTAGGTGGCATTGCTGTATTCACAGTCTTTTTTGTAGGGGTTATATATCCAAACGTAGAGTACAAAGGCTATGCAAGTAATCATAGTTGCACAGGCGAATGCTACGAGCAGTATGTTGCAGACAATGGTACAGTTGGAGAACAAATACAAGAACAAAAGGCTATAGCAATAGCCAAAGAAGAAGCAGGCATAGTTGATGTGTTTGAAAACATCAGAGGACTATGGGCAGGTTGTGCCGCATGTCATGGTGCACAAGGACAGGGACAAGGTATGTTTCCTAAGTTAGCAGGACAAAGTTCAGACTATATAGCAGGCAGGCTAAATGCTTACAAAAATAGAGAAAAAATAGGAATGAACAGTACGATGATGTGGGGTCAAGCCGCAGGACTATCGGACAAACAAATAGAACAGTTAAGTCTGTTCGTAGAAGAGGGATTTCCAGATGAGTAATACAAAAGAACAATTAGAACAAATAATCAAAGACAACGATATTATATTGTTTATGAAAGGCGACCCACATCAACCAAGATGCGGATTTAGTGCTACTGTAGTAGATATATTAAAAGAGCATAAAGCACAATTCAGTTATTTCGATATACTAGAAGATAACGAAGTCAGAGCAACACTTCCTGAAGTTAGTGATTGGCCCACATTCCCACAACTGTTTGTAAAGGGTGAGCTGATAGGTGGCTGTGATATTATCACAGAGATGCATGAATCAGGTGAATTAAAAGCAGTCTTACTAGATTAAACATAGTTATAACACCAATTAAAACTAGTTTTATTGATAAATAAGTGTATGGAGATACACTTATGTCAAGACCAAAACCAAAGATATTGCTAGAAGCAGTACACAAAGACACTTACAAAGCAGACCAGATACTAGCCGCTGAGGCAATATTCAGTGTGTTTTATCAAGGCAACCCAATCAATTTACGAACACTTAATAAGTTAGTATCCTATCCTGGACCCAAATATAAAAAAGTGTCATTCAGTAACAGTGGACATGCATTTAACTTAGCAGAAAAATTAAACAAAACGTTTAGCACTTCCGAATTCCAAGTAATCAAACTAACATCAGGCGATGTTATCACTGAAGATGATATGGAATCTGGACATGTTAACGGATAGTCTACAATTTAAAATAGCCCAAAAGATGCAAAGTGAACACGAGTCACTTGGGCAATACCCTCCCCTAGATGTGTGTTATATGCTGTTTAAGAACTTTCAATTCAGTGACGAAACATGTAGTGGACTTAGGTTAACTAAGTTAGGTTGGAACTTAATGAAGCCAAAGTATGATGCATACAAGTTTCCAATAGACGAAGGCTTACACAAGAACATACTATTACGTTTACACGAACACATGTCTTGGCCCTATTATTTAGATAAAAAAGCACTAATACTATTCAGTGAAGATGATGCTATGTGGCTTAAGATGATGAGTAATGACGTCGAAAAATTTGCAAAAGGATTAGATTAATAAATAAATAATACTATGGGACATCTAAATTATAACACATTAAGACCTATTTCAAGCGAACTAGGACAACTACCAAGACTACTACAACCACAGAAAGATACCAATGGTCAAATACGTGGTAAAGGGATAGATGGTACCAACCTTTCCTTTCAATACCAACCATCGGATCATCCAACCCATTGGAAAGATGGTGGTAATTTAGTAGATTACACAGAAGATCAACTGTTATATACTGTTAATCAGCAAGGCTTCAGAGGCTCTGACATTATACAAACAGACTCAACACTAATGACAGCAGGCTGTAGCCACACATATGGTATAGGTGTTAGTGATAACGAAGTATGGGGAAGTAAACTCGCAGAACAGTTAGACATGTATCATATTAATATAGGTTGTGGCGGAATAGGTTGTGATGCTGTAGCATTACTAATAAAACAATTCTTTGAACAAGGCATAGTACCAGATACATTAGCAGTATTTTGGCCCGATGTAAATAGAAAACTAATAGTTTCAGAAAAGGTAAAGAATGTAGATGCACAAATAACTGACTTCATATTAGAAAATAAAGAATCAGTTGAACCCTATGTATTTCAATTCCGTGCAATGAAAAATTTAGATACAGGACACTTACCCAGCAATGTTTTATCTGCTGTCAAAGGACAGTTATTACAAAGTGAACAACAATTATTATTAGAATTTTGTGTACACCGAGAACTTGTTATTGCATTGTGTGGCAAACATAATGTAAAACTCATAGAAGGATTTATAGAGGACACTACATTAAATTTTGTTAGAGAGAAATGTAATCAGAAGATACCGAGAATACAATATAAAATATGGCCCGACTTTGCTAGGGACAATATGCATTTCGGACCTAGGTCACATACACAATTAGCACAACTTTTTAAAGAGTTATTGTAATGTCAGTGTTACAGAAAAACACAGTTAAACCATTTAGAACACATTCAGATATATTACCAGAGACTGACTTTGGTCCACACCTTAAAGATAAACTCGCACCAGTACATCAAGCAAATCATGGTAAAGTACAACACATTGGCGATTTAACTAGCATTCAGTATATACCAATGGATAGTCCTGTGTTCCCTCAAATGATAGAACAGACATTAGGTATTGACATAAATGATTTCAATGGAACAGACGAAGAAACACGAATTCTTAAAGACAATTGGCAAGCAAATACTAAAGATTACACTAAGGAAGATATACTTTATACTGTAAACAAACAAGGTTGGAGAGCAGATTCTATGTCAAAAGGAGATGATGCTATAATGTTTTTAGGAGACAGTTTTACATTTGGTATTGGGGTCTCAGATGCTGATGTGTGGACTCGTAAAGTTTCAACTAAACTAGGCAAAAAGTGTTGGAATTTAGGCAACCCAGGAGGAAATAATCAAGAAATACTGTTGGTGCTACAATCATTTATAGAAAGCGGATACATTCCTGACCAAGTAGTTGTTATGTGGTCACATCCTGGTAGAAAACTTATATTCTCTGACACCAAATTCAACAACAACGCACTTCACCCAGCTATAGACGACATAGATAGTAGTAGCGATTATCAAGACAAAGTAAACGGATTCATACCACTCTTCAGTTCTATGGAGGACGAAAATCAGAAAGCATGGACAATAATGCATGAAAACCACATGTGGTTTGATTTTTACATGCAAAGACAATTCTTACTGTATTTTTGTGCTTCACAAGGCATTAAACTAACAGAAATGCATTACATGAAGGAATCTGCAGTATTTTGTTATCAAATAGACAACAACCCACAACTAAAACCTTACACATGGCCCAATAATATGTGCCAGGCTGTGCCCGGAGATATGGGCCGTGATGGCCTTCATTGGGGTCCTAAGGGACACCATTCTGCATACATAAACTGCATAAATCTAATAAAAAACGGTTGACAATACGCCTAAAGAGTGTATAATATACACATATTAACGCAAAAAGGGTAGGACTTTTATGGGCTATTATACTTATACACAAGATCCAATAGGCAACTTCATCGAGAAGGAGCATGGTAATAACTTTGAATACTGACTGAACAATGAGCAGGATGACTACTCCAAGAGCATTGTGGAGAACTATCCACATAAAGTATGGGTTGGCTCAGGTCAGATAGGCGGCGACAGTGGATGGCGTTATGCGAACGTGAAGAAGACCGTGGCTTACATCATAGTAGACGAAGATGAGGGTGGACCTGTGTTAGAACGGTGGTTTCTCAAGTCAAATCAGCAATATTTCAACAAAGAAGTGGTAGAGATCAATCTCTCCATGATGGCACACTTAGCCAACTCTAATTCATAAAAAAACCACTTTTTCTGGTAGAAAAAGGTTGACTTACCCCCCAAAATACCGTATAATACATGTATTAGTTAATAAAGAAGTAGGAGTTTTTATATGACAACATTTGTAATAGTAAATAAACATAACGATAGTATGTTTTCTGAGCCAAGCAGACCATCTTGGAAAGGCATGTCTTATGCATCAGAAGGTGCGGCTAAGGCTGGTATAACTAGAACTATGAAGCATTATGCGAAGGCTAAGGCCCAAGTTGCTGAAGTAGTTGCTAATGGTGAATCACCATATATGGCTAACATGTATAATGCATATCGTGATGCTACTGAAAAGCAGTTAGGCAGAACGCATTTAGCAGACAGAGATAACTACAGAGTTATGGCGTCTGAAGAGTATGCTTTGATTGAGCCTATGATTACTACAACTGGCATGTGCCCAGGTAGTGGTAAAGAAATTACGCACACAGCGTCAATTAATCAACCACATTATTTAAGTCCTTTGAGCGAAAGCTACTGGGCATCATAAGAATGATTAAGAATAGAAATACAGCAGTCCTAAGCTCTAAGTATCAGTCAGATGACGATATGAAAGAGTTTATGA